CTGCGCTCTCTGGACTATCAACCTATGTCGGAAATGCCAATGCTGAAGCTGCAATTCTGGCTATCTCAGTCGAAATCTTCCAAGCTAGAACAGCCGCTGGTGGATCAATAGAAGGCGTAGATTTTGCAGTAACCCCTTACCGCCTATCTAAGAATTTACTTGCCAAAGTAACTGGCTTACTTGGCCCATACCTTGATGTTGAAACTATGGTGGGCTAATGCCAGCATCAACAATTGCTACAGATGTTAGAGGCGCTATTAAGACTGCCTTGGCTGGCCTAGCTGCCAATATTTATGATTCAGTTCCAGAAGCCCCAATCGTTCCAGCAATTATCGTCATTCCAGACTCGCCCTATATGGAGCTTGAAGTCTTAGGTAAGAGCACAACAAGAGTTAAATTAAATTACACCATAACTGCTTGCGTTGCGTATTTCAGCAACGCCGCTGCTTTAGATAACTTAGAGAAAATGGTCATTAGTATTCTTGGAGCACTAAATGCTTCCAAGTATGAGTTATCAATAGTCGAAAGACCTTCGGTAACTGAAGTGGGAACGACAACCTTGCTCGTTTCTGATATTCGCTTGAGCGTCCGCTACGAGCAAACCACATAAGGAGACCCAAATGCCAACAACAGTAGTAACTGGGCGCGATGTGACCTTTACATTAGATACATTCGCATACGATGCTCAAGCAACAAGCGCAGTCCTAAGCTGCGACACAATTATCGAGACCTATCAAACCCTTGATGGTCGCGCTTATAAGTCCGTAGATAAGCAATGGACTTTCACAATTGAGTTACTTCAAGATTGGGGAGCTACAGGCTCTCTATTTGAAGCAATGTGGACAGATGCAGAAACTGCACCTAACACAGCACTCAGCGTTTCATTCACCGCAGTAACTGGAGCAGTATTTGCTTTCACAGTATTGCCAATCTTTCCAACTGCTGGTGGAGCTGCTCCTGGAGCACTTACCGACACTTGGACGATGACAGTAATTGGAACTCCAACAGAGACCTTTAGTTAAGAGAGATCGGAGCATCGGGAGCTATGAAATCACAAATAAAAATTGAATATAACTCGGGCGAGGAAGCAACTTATATTGCCCAACCGCCCGAGTATGCCAAATGGGAGAAAGCAACTGGCAAGACGATTGGCGAATTAGGCGGTGTCTGGGACATTATGTTTTTGGCATATAACGCAATGAAACGCGAAGCGGCTGGTAAGCCAGTTAAATCTTTCGAAGTATGGATGGAGACAGTTGCAGATATCGATGTGGTGAATGAAAACCCAAAAGCCACACCGCTGGAAGCCTAAACTATCTCCTAACGCTTCTGGCAATTGAGACGCGGATTCCTAAACAATATTGGGATGATGCTGAAGATGTCTTGACAGCCTTGGAAATACTAAAGGAGAGAAATGGTGGCAAGTGATCCGATTACTTATGATCGCAGCGAGCTACGCGGTATTCTCAGCGCCTTTAAAGCAATGGATGAGCAAGCAATCCAAGAAGCTAGAACCGAAAGCAATGCCATCGCAACCTACGCAGCCAATCAAATCAAAGTCACCGCGTTGGGACGAACAGTCTCGGGTGCTGGTGTTCGGAGAGTTGCCGAAGGTGTCCGCATCAGCAAGTCATCCAAGATTGGCGAATTCTCTTATGGATTTGCATCTCAAAGGTTTTCTGGTGGCGCAACAACGCAAAAGCTCTGGGCAGGACTTGAATTTGGAAGTAACCGCTATCGCCAGTTCCCCAGACGCACTCCCAATCAAGGACGCGGCAATTCTGGCTACTTCATCTACCCGACACTTCGCAAGATTCAGCCTGAATTGATTCGCAAATGGGAAGAAGCTTTTGCTGCAATTGTAAAGAAATGGGGATAACAAATGGCTGGTAATAGAACGCTTAAGTTATCTATCCTCGCAGATGTTGATGATTTAAAGAAAAAGCTTGGCCAAGGTGAAAAAGAAGTTGAAGGCTTTGGGACCAAGCTAGGAGAATTTGGAAAGAAGGCAGCAGCCGCTTTTGCCGTTGCCGCAGCTGCCGCAGCTGCTTATGCTGGTAAGTTGCTTATAGATGGCGTTAAAGCAGCTATCGAAGATGAAAAGGCTCAAGTCAAGTTAGCTCAGACTTTAGAGAATACGACTGGCGCTACCAGAGAACAAATTAGAGCAGTAGAGGATCAAATTCTTAAAATGTCTTTGGCTACTGGAGTTGCCGATGACAAATTAAGACCTTCCTTTGAAAAGCTAGTAAGAGCAACTAACGATGTAGAAGAAGCTCAGAAACTCCAAACTCTAGCCTTAGATATTGCCGCTGGCTCTGGTAAAGATTTAGAAACAGTAAGCGTAGCTTTAGCCAAAGCTTATGATGGCAATAACGCTTCGCTTGGGCGTCTTGGGGTAGGACTTTCCGCTGCTGAATTGAAATCAATGAGCTTTGATGATGTAACTAAATCATTATCCGAAACCTTTGGCGGCCAAGCATCAGAACAAGCAGATACTTTTAGCGGCAAAATGGCAAGGATGCAAGTTGCCTTCGATGAAGCAAAAGAATCTGTAGGCGCTCGATTATTGCCCATACTTACTCAATTGTTAGATGCATTTAACAATAAGGTCGGCCCAGCGGTTCAAGCGATACAAGATAAATTAAAACCTTTGACCAAAGCTATTGATGATAATAAAGAAGAATTTACTGCTCTTTGGAATTTTCTAAATAAATATATTGTCCCAATAATGACTGGCGCTTTAAAAACAGCTTTTAGCGGCATAGTAACTGGTATTACTGCGGTAGTTAATATCGTAGGCAAGGCAGTTAATTTCTTTAATGATTTGTATGCTGCTTATAAAAAGTTTATAGATTTTATAAAAAACAATCCTTTAAGCCAGTTTCTTGGCAAGTTAAATCCATTTGGAAATGCCTCATTTAGTAATACAGGATTTTTAACTTCTGGTGGCACAGGCGGTGTTGATGAATTAGGCAGACCTGTGAGGGGAACTACTGAGGATAATGTTGATGCTGCCACAGAAAATAAGAGAAGAAATACAATGTGGAAATCTGAAACTATTATGAGGCCATCAGCTGAATGTCCATCTGGTCAAGGTGTCTATTTAGTGGAATACAACTATTATGGAGAAGTTATACGCCAAAGCCTAAACTATTGCGTTCCTTTAATTGGTCAAAACAATATAACAAGCGGTGCTGGAACTGGCGTAATAACAGCCACAGGCGCTCTAACTGGATCAACGGCAACGACCGGAACGACAACGGCAACTCCAATAGTTATTAATGTCAATGCTCCTTCAGTAATAGACAGCGAGGGATTTACTCGAGCAGTTATTGATGCCTTAAACGAAAGCCAAAGTAGAACTGGCTCACTAGACACCCTTACACTATGACCCTTTGGAATCCAGTCTATAGAGTCAAGGTTAAAGGCGTTACAGTAACTAGCGCAACCCTAAGCGGTTTAACTATTACTTCTGGTCGCACCGATATTTATCAGCAACCGATTGCTGGTTACTGCAATCTAAGTCTTATTGAGACAGCTAAAGCGTCAGTTCCTTATGAAGTAAATGATGCAGTAACAATAGAAGTTAAAGACTCTAATGGTGATTATGTCAATCTCTTTGGCGGCTTTATTACTGACTTAGGTATTACAGTCCAGACTTCAGGATCAACAGCTACCAGCCAGCAGATTAAGATTGTTGCAGTAGGAGCTTTAGCGCGACTTGCTAGGGCAGTTTATACTGGCAACTTTGCTCATCAATTTGATGGAGACCGCATTGAGACATTACTTAGCGGCGTATTATTTGACCAATGGAACGAAGTTCCAGCGGCAGAGACTTGGAACGATTATGACGCAATTACACAATGGCAGGATGCAGAAAATAGCGGACTAGGTGAGATAGATACTCCTGGCGATTATGAGTTGCACTCAGAAACTGGCCTCAATGACACAGTTTATAATTTAGCTTCTAGGTATGCCATTAGCGGACTTGGTTACTTATATGAGGATGCTCAAGGCCGAATTGGTTATGCCGATTCAACACACCGCAGCCAATATTTAGCAACTAACGGCTATGTTGATTTGGATGGCAATCAGGCCATTGGCCCAGCTCTTTCCATAGTCAAGCGCGCTGGCGATGTCCGAAACGCAATCACAGTCGGCTATGGCATTGGCAGCGCAGAAGTAACTGATGAGGATGCAGCTTCTATATCACTTTACGGCCAACTAGCTAGCACAATATCTACCACTCTTAGGAATAAAGCTGACGCTGAAGCTCAAGCAGCCTTCTATCTACTTATCCGCGCTTACCCTCAATTTGCCCTACGCCAGATAACTTTTACTACTGCTAGTCCAGAGATTGATGATGCCGATCGAGATAGCCTTCTAAATGTATTTATGGGTATGCCATTAAATATTACTAATCTGCCATCCAATATGACCGATGGCGAGTTCCAAGGATTCGTTGAGGGTTGGACTTGGACTGCAAGTCTTAACCGCCTAGACCTGACGATGAACCTATCGCCTATAGCTTTTAGCCTTCAAGCCTTCCGTTGGAACTCAGTCCCAGCGGTCGAAAGTTGGAATACAATAAACCCATTACTGGAATGGTATAACGCTACAATTGTGGCATAGGAGACTAAATGGCAACGACTACTAATTACGGCTGGACTACCCCTAACGATACTGATCTCGTCAAGGATGGCGCAGCTGCAATTCGCACATTGGGAAGCTCAATTGATACAACGACAAAGAACTTAAACCCACAGACTACTACTGGCGCAATTGCTTATAGATCAGCAACCGCCAATGTAAATACTGCTTTGCCAATAGGAACTGCTAACCAAGTATTGCGAGTTAATTCTGGGGGAACAGCTCCTGAGTGGGCAACTACTGCAGACCAAACGCCGCTTACAACTAAAGGCGATTTATTTGGATTTGATACTGCTGACGCAAGAATTCCAATTGGAACTAATGGGCATATTCTTACAGCTGACTCTACTCAAAGTCTTGGATTAAAGTGGGCTGCGCCTGTTGGTGGTGGCTTTACCTTACTTTCAACTACTGCATTATCTGGCTCATCAACACAAATCACAGTTACAGCTAATAGTTATGCTTTTTTATTGGTAAGTGTAGAAGATTACTACATATCAGCAGCAAACACATTAAAAGCTAGATTTAATGCTAATAGTGGTAGTGTTTATGGACAGAATTATTTTGATGCTCCCAACGCTACCAGCACTTTAGTTCAAGGCCAAAACTTTATATCGCTTTATAGCGGTTCTGGCGGCACAGACGCAGATAATGACAACGCAGCAACAATAACAATTCAAAATCCTAATGTTGCTACAAATAAGTTAGGCACTACAATTGGAACAGGTGGAACAGGTCAGTATCTAACTTCAGGAATGTTTGTCTATGATGATTCTGCGGTTATTTCTTCAGTTACAATTTTTCCAAACGGGGGCACTTTTTCAGGGGGATCGGTGAAAATCTATGGAGCTTAAACCAATGATAAGAATTCATAATGTGGAAACTGACGAAATTATTGATAGAGAAATGACTACTGCAGAATTTAATCAGTATAAAAAAGATGAAGCCCAATCTTTGGCTATTGAGGAAAGCAAAGTAGCAGCAAGTGCAGCTAAAGCAGCATTGTTAGCTAAATTAGGCATAACTCAAGATGAGGCTAAGCTTTTACTTTCCTAATGTCGAGACTATGTGCAGCAGGTGTCCAGTTACGCGAGCAAATCGATGATGATTATCCTGATCGCGATAGGCAGTCTGACGGCTGGATTGCTGATGCTCGGCACATTGCTAAAGGTAGTTCTGACCATATACCAGCAAATGGAATCGTTAGAGCTATAGACATTGATTCTGATTTAGCTGCCCATAAAGAAGAAGCTTATGCGTTGGTGGAGAAGATTCGTAAGTGCGCTAAGAAGGGCGATAAGCGCATTAAATATATTATCTACGATGGCAAGATTATGAGCCCAATACTGGGATGGAA